AGAACCTTTGAAGGTACGAAAGAAGATGCTTCCAATATATACAATATTGTGCGTGACGCTGTGATACAATTAGAACTTGTATTTTTAGGGGGATATGCGAACAATTTATATAGCCAATATATGCCAAATACAGTCAAACGACAATTACGTAATCCAAATCCAGATTTTGATATATTGTCAGAAGACCCGCTGGGTTCTGCAAATATAATTGTGGAGCGGTTACGTGAAAAAGGATTTAAAAAAGTTAAACATAAAAAATGGGAAGGACTTGGTGAAATCATTGCACCTCATTATGAAATTATCGTAAATGAAGATACCGTATCATTTATCTATCAACCGATCGCATGTCATAGTTATAATGTAATTTACATAAAAAATCAATCCATTAAAGTCGCCACCATAGATACCATGTTAAGTTTTTATTTAGCTTTTTTATATGCGAATCGTCCCTATTATGACCATGATCGTATATTTTGTATGTCGCAATACCTATTTATGGTACAATCTAAAAATAGATTACAACAAAAGGGACTTTTAAAACGGTTTAGTTTAAATTGTATTGGAGAACAATCTACGTTGGAAACGATGCGTAATGAAAAAACGGAAATGTTTGAAAAATTAAAGGATAAACGTGATACAAAAGAATATGAAGAATGGTTTTTAAAGTATACTCCTGTATCCGCGTCTAAACAAAAAACCCGAAAATCTAAACCCAAATCAAAAACAAAGACAAAATCTAACCAATGGTACTAGATATTCCACTTCTACATGACTTTATCACTTTTATATCCAACAAGGTATCATGACATAGATATTACCGACAAACACGACAACCAAATTACAATCATCCGTATGTTAATAGGAAGAACTCGTCATAGAAAACATTAACTTTAATGAAAAAAAATACATTCACATACGATTCTAGACAACAAGATGAGATATTATTTATATTATAATTAATATAAATAAGCATTTTTTAACAAGGCATTTTTTAACAAGGCATTTTTAAATTAATATTATAAAAAATTGATTTAAATAAATGCCTTACATAATATATATAAATGCAACAAATGACATATCTACAAGATAAAATAAATACGTTTTTCAAAAAAAGAAATGAAATATTTAAAAAACCACTTGAAAAAATTATAAATATTATGTTAAATAAGTGTAAATACATCAACGGAGAAAGTTTAGAGAGACATAATTGGGGAAATAATCCAATAAAATTAAAGAATATCCCAAAAAACATTAATTTACCTTCATTTGAAGAAGATTTATTAAATGCACTTAATTTAGAAGATAATGAAAAATCAATCGTAGAATTGTTATGGGGAGATATACAACTTGGAAAAAGAGTTCAAGCGTGCATAATTATGTGGATTTCGGTTCATATACTAAAAAGACCAGTTTTATACATTTTTAGAAATTTGACAATAGACCAAAAACAATTACAAGATGATATTATTGGAACAGAAAATTACAATTTTAATATTCAATTTATAAAAACATTATTTCAAGAATTTAATAATGAACTCCAAGAATATTTTGAGGAAACAAATGTTGAATATTGGAAAGATTATAAACTTCCAGAACTAAAAGATATAAATAGTAATGATATTATTAGTAAATTAAGTAATAAAGAAGCAATCAATTCAAATGACATATTTTGTTGTTTAATGAACCATACTCAATTAGAAAAAATTAGTTCAAAGTTTAGTGAATATATTTACTACAATAATGAACTTGTTAATATAACTACATTAGTTGATGAAAGCGATTTAATGAGTCCTAGTTCGTCAAATGATCGGTCTAATGATAGTGATAAAAAAGATTCTACCGCTTGTGAAATATTACTTGCAAAAATATATAAAAAAGTAAAATACGCATTACATATTACAGGAACCGCACATTCTTTGTTATATAATGTAACAACTCGTCTGAGTGACCAAACTGATATACAAATTAAAATATCAAAGGTTCATAAAATGAAAAGAACAAACGATTATTTTGGATTATTTAATGACTCTATAGAATTTAATACTACACATGTTAAGTCTTGGTGGGATTATCAAGATATTGATAATCATAAAAAAAAAACTTGTTATAATATTGTAGAAGATTATAATGTAAATATAAAAAACATAATAGAAAAAATACTTGAACGACCAACAATTAAATATAATTCGTTATTGATAAGTGAAGAAAAAATAAGAGCGAATCAATTTTCTTTAGTGGATAAAATAATTAAAGATTTTCCAAATTTATTTATTGTAATATATCACGGAAAATGTTTAAGGTTGTATATATCGAAAAAATATGAAAAAGAAATAAAAAGATTATCTTTATGGGACTCGAGACGACCAGCCGCAACCAGCCAAAGATTATGGCAATCAGGAGGAATATACGGATCATCTATAGATACTGAAAAATCTGACAAACTACCTAATAATTATTGCTATTTCAATATAGATACAAAAATATTAAATATAAAATTTGTTTATAAATTATTAAGAATTTTATTTGAAAAAAGTGATATACAATTTTTATGTAAAACAATTATAACAATAACAGGTAAATATGGAGAAAGGGGGTATTCTTTTACAAGTGATGATTATGATAATTATTCATTACATTTAACAGACCAGTATTTTGTGTCTCACTCATCATTAAACTGCACTGACATTTCACAGCGATTAAGATTACAAGGAAAATATAACGACGTAGAACTTAAAAATGGGAGTATGAAACTTACTTTATGGACGACTCTTGAATTACAAGATATAATACAGAATTTTTATGTAAAATTTATAAAAGAAATTGAAAAATTTATTATGAGGTGTGAGAGTTGGGAAGAAATTAAAGATTTATTAGAAAGTATAATAGATAATGGAGATTTTAAGTTTGGTAAATATATGAAGTATATTGATGTATCAAAGAAACGAAAAAATTTAAAACCAATAAAACATTATGACAGCAAAAATAATGGTTATAAATTAATTGTTATTGATGATATGAATGATACTGCAATAAGCGAATGGTGTAAAGAAACAAACTTACCAGAGTATATTTGTATTAATGAAATAGTAGAAGTTGATAAAGATGAGTTTATTGATAAGTATGGAAATTATGATGGTGGCATTCCTTTATGTATTGATAAAAATAGTATTGTTAATTTTGATAGAACAAATTTAAATAAATTAGTGTTAGAAACATTTCCATCGTTAGAAAAGTTTAAATTAGATAGAGTAGTTCAAATTAAAAAAGGTAGTGTTAATAGTGACAGATATAACGGCATACAATCAGCTATTGAAAATAACAGACCTTACAATTATTATATTACATCACGCAAACCAAATACATATAATATTTTAGTTTATGATAATTATGATAATATACACATTACTACTACAACTAATGAAAAAGTCTTACCAAAACACACAAATAATTATATTAAAAAAACTCCATACATCGTAATTGGTGATAAGGTTAATTTTTCAATTCTTAAAGAAGAATACAAACAACAAAATAATACTAGCGGATATACAAATGAAGACGGAGATGATTTTATTGAAGACGACAATAAATTTCCAGAAAAATATTATTGGAAAACTCCTGATGATTGGTTATATTTATATGATAAAGATAAACCTGAAATTATTTCGTTAAATATAGTATCTCCTCTGCCTGTTAAAAATATTACACAACCAAATATTTCAACAGAACCAGTAATTAATAATGAGATAATGTTATTCGCAAATTCGTGTTGTAAAAAACCGGATAAAACAAACTTAAGATTTGTATTGAAAGATATATTCAAAATATATGAAACCTGGTGCAAAATAAATGGTAAAAAATGTTTGAAAACACAGAAAAAATTTAAAGAGGAGTTTGAAAAAATAAATTACAAAGAAGAAAAAAGTAAAGGAGTTGATGTAAATAATAATCCTGGTAAACGAGGTTATAATATTATGGTTTCATTATAATTTGACTTAAAAGTAATTTACAAATATTAATAATATGAAAGATTATATTATTAATTGTTTTATTTTACAGGATAACAATACACTATTAGATATATATAATTATATGAAATTTCGGTATGATAATTTAGTTGAAATAAATGATATAAAAACAGAATTGACTAAATTAATTAAAAACAACATTATTTTTTTTAATAACAAAAATTATGAATTATCAAATGAAGGTAATGTAATATTAAACGACCATAAATATTATTTTTCAAAAATTATTATTAAATTTTACAAAAAATATAGTAAAAATAATATAAAATATGAATTAAGAGAGATTAGACAAGAACAAAAACAATTGAGAAATTATTTAATTTCTAATAAAACGCAAATGTGTATAATTTGTAAAAAAAAACTACCATTATGTTTATTAGAAACAGCCCATCTAAAACCAAGATGTTTATTAAATAATAATGAAAAAAATGATAAAAATATTGTAGAATTTATGTGTAGATATTGTCATAATTTATACGATAATGGATTTTTAGCTGTTTATAAAGGATTATTACAAGTTTCAACATTTATAAATCAGTATGATTTACATTATAACAAAAATAAACAAATATCTCATTACAATTTACAAAATAAAAAATATTTTATTTTTCATTATAACTACATCTATAAAATGGGCGTTTGAAATGAAAAAAGGTGTATAAACTTCTTCTTTTCCACTAACAAGACCAACATAAACATCAAAATAGTCTTGAAATATGATACTATTATTATTTGCTTCTTCTCCAAAAGTAATTAATCCGTTGCTATTT